TAAAGCTCTATTACTTTAGATATCTTTTTATTATCCTCACAATCTATGTGGTCAAATATTTTTTTTAGAAATCCATTTTGATCATTTATTATATCTAATTGTCGGTTTATTGCCTGATTATTGAGACGAGTACTTTCAGCACTATTTTTTTCTTGATCCTTAATAATACTTAACTGCGCGTTCATTGTATCAGTTAGCATTTTTACAACTTCGGTGAAGTCACTCATAATATCTTTTATTAATATTAATACTTTTTCATCAGTATTAGTTATACGTTCTTCACTAAAATTTGTTTCTTTTTTACTCATGTTAACCAACCTTTTTTTGTCCAGGAATATTATTTTCAGAAATAAGATCATCTATTTTCTTGCACAACGTTTGAAGATATTTTCCTTGATTATCAAGTGATTTTTGTAAAGATTCAATCTTATTAAACATTTCCTTCTGTTCTTCAATATGTTTTTGCTCTTTACTATTAGTCACTTGTTTTAATATATTAGCCTGATCACTGATCACAGACAATAAGGACTTAATTGTTTCGGTCTCACTTTTATTTGCCTCTGGGACTTCGGGAAGCTGAATGTCATTTTGTGAATCTGATTCGGAAATATTTTTAATCATTTCTCCTTCTCCACCAAGAAGCCATTCAGCAGATATATTCAATGATTTATCACCAAATATTTTTTCTAAAACATCAGCTCTTGGAGTACTAAGCTTACCTCCAACAATGTCTTTTAAAGTTGGTTGTGGTACATTTATTTGTCTTGCAAACGAACTAGTGTTTCCATTAAATAATTCATTCACAATTCTTTTAATTCTATCATTAATTGTACCCATATTTGTTATTTATAATGTTTATAAATAAATGATATATCACTATTTTTAGCACTATATGTTTTGAATTAATGAAATATCACCATATCTTTGCCTTGTGATTAGATGAAAACACTAATCCATGAGCATAAAAAATAAATAATATACAAACATAATAAAAATGGATGAAATAGCAATTAATAAACCAAAAACTTTAAAAAGCCAGATTTTAGATATGCAGGCTGGAATGTGTCTTTTTGTCCCATTCCGGGAATATACAGAGATGCACGTAAGAAAAATAGTAAGGTTTCTTAATCGGGATGGATATTCTTATAAAGCAACGAGTGCGGGTGTTATAGACGGGATAAATGTAATAAGATTAAAATAATTATGAACCTGATCCTCCGAAATACCGATCGTATCGAAATGTCGATGGCTGAATTTATTGATTTCACCAAGAGCGTTGTCAAGGAAGCCGTTGCCGAAACTTACGGGGAATATATGAGCCGGAATGAAGCAATTAGGCATTTGGGCAGTCGGAAAAAACTGGAGCAAGCAATCAAAATGAAGTTGATTAATCCTGATAAGGGAAATGGGAATCAGAAAT